ACCCGATTTAACTTATATTTCGGGTGTTACAAAACAATGCTATGATATTAAAGACGGCGATAACGTTATTGTTAATTTCCCTTACACCAACACCCCAATACACTTAAAAGCAAGTGTTGAAAAAGTCACAAGGCAGGGTTATTTAACTGTTAACGAAAACTATACAATAAACACCCTAATTGGAAACGTCAATCGTAATATTGAGACAGATGCAAGCGGTAGAACGTTTATAAACTATAATGGCAGTGCCGTTTATAAAAACGATGATGAATTTTCTTTCACTATTGATGGTGAAAAGTATTATTATGACGAAAAAGACATTGCTGTTTCAATAAAGACTGAGATTTATTATATTTTATATAACAACATCCAAATATACATGGTAAAAAGGGATGGTGTGGACGGCTTTGTAATTGATGATGTTTTTTACGAGACAATATCGCCATCATTTATAAGAATACCAACAATACATTGGATTGAGAATGGCAGTGTAACCATAAAGGGTGTAACATATGTGGTTGACACAGATTTAGCCAAAGATGATACAATAATTGGCGGGTATCAAGTTCCGTCTGTTAGATTAAATAAATATAGTGAACCGTTAACAGTACTTGAAAACAATGACACGTTCACAATTTCAGATTATGAATACGCAAAATGGCACAATGTTCTAAAAGTTGTGGTGCATATCGACGGTAATGAAGAAATACTTGTTAATAAGGGCGAAATAGGATATTATCAACCATATGTAGAATATGGTGGAAATGTTTATGAAATTAACAATGTTGTTAAACCTTATAAATATTATGATGATGGTGAAAGAGAGGAAATAGAATATCGTAATTTAGGTTTTGGCGTTGAAATTGATGATGTTTTTTATAGGGCTGACTGTTTTTATAGTGACCAAGTAGAATACCCGTCAATATATGACGGAATCGTTGATGGTGGTATGGATGTTGTTAACAACCCCGTAAATATAAAATATAAATACGTTACTGATAATAATGGCAGTTTTATTTCCCTCTTTATTAATAACGATTTTGGGTATCCTTTGGCTGAAAATAATAAAATAATCGCCATGGGTAAGAGTAGTTATCATCGAGTTAATATTGAATATGAAAACGGTGACGAAAACCCGTATATTTTCTTTAACGGCAAAAAACATTATGCCAAAAAGAACTTGTGTGACACAATTAACGTGTTAGACGTTGATTATGACTTAACATATAATAACATTGGCGATAAAGCGGTTGCGTATATTAATGATGAAGAGGTAACATTCGATATAATCGAGACGGAGAGTGGCAGAACAGGTGTGTTTAATCATGACATCCTTGTAAAAATAAGTGAAGATAAAGAACTTATGGATATTTTACCACAAACAGACGCATCTGTATATCCGTCATTTCCAATTACAGAATATAGTGGTGTAACAATAGACGGCGTGAGATACAGAATAGAATCTTACACTTTTACAAATGATGATTATGAACGAATTATAGAATACGCTAATGTTTATGGACAAGAAAGGTATGAATTAAATGTGTTTAAAATCGCAGGCTCTAATATGATAATATGTGAGCCTATAATTGGCGATGAATATTTTGGCAAGCCCATAACAATAACAAGTAGTGCCAAAAACACCGTTTGTATGCACATAATGGAAGATTTTTCATCTTTTTCATTCTTTATTTTCAATGGTGCGTTTGGGTATGAGCCGGTTAATGCGGACATGCTTCTTTCAATGGCTGAAATGCCGGTATCATCTAATGCGGCATTAGACCCACTTGGTATTGTTGAGGTTAGTATTGTTAATGATTCAACGTCAATAAAATTTCCACTCGTAAACAATAAACAACTCGGCATTAATCGTGAGGACTTAATAATAAATGAAGCGTTGTCTGATGTGGTTGATTCGCGTGTCAATGACATTGTTGATATGGAAAAGGATGTTTATTATCCCGTTTATCTCACTAAAAATGCAAGTGGTGATAATGTTTTTTGTGATATAAAAGAAATACGGTTTAATCTTCATTTTAGAACGAGAGATAAAGATAGTTGGAAAATAAGTAAAAATGAAGCAGAGGAAATAGGGCTAACCAAAAGTCTTGACTTTACTAATACCAACTATAATGGCAGACTTGAGTACACCGAAACGAATTTTAATAATTCTTTGGTGATGAGCATCGACAACAATGATAATAATTGGTTTGTAACCGATATTGAAGAATATAAAAACTTAGATTCTGCTGATAGGCTTGTTTTACATAAGTTGCCCGACTTGCTCGGCCTTGTTAATTTCACTGATGATGATGTAAAATACAGAAAAAAACGAATTTCAAAGTCATTTTTAAGATTATCATTTTACAGCACTAACAACCCGCAAGACCAAATGCTGCTTGCAACATCTACAATCTTTTTAAATGAAAATGAATATTTCAATAAGAAGATTAAATATGACGAGAGTGAGTTAACGTATAAAAACATTAATAGCGATGAATTATCCCACACAATAAGTGTTTTTGACGAGGTTTATAAAAATGAAAAATTTACGTTTGATGATGAATCAAGGTTGGGGTGCAACATAACAGTTAAAAATAAATACGAGACAACAACTTCATCTGAAGGTTTTTATCTTTATATGTTTAAAGAATACTCCACCGGATTAAAGCCGTCAACGGTATATCTTAAAATTGATTTTTATCATGCAGGCGTTGGAAGGGTTTTCCCATTTATAATGCCAATGACCACAGTTGATAAATACATATATAGACCACTGTTTTTGTCAAATGACGGTGATGTTGAAGAGTTAAAAAAAGGTGTGCCTATGAGCGACCTTAATAGACAAATGTTTATTCCTGTTAATTTAATATATAATGACGAAAATAAGCGATACGTTTATTATCTTCCAGATAATTATAGGGAAAACAGTATTACTGAAACAGATAACAACATAATGGAATTTAATTTGTTTGAGGTAAAAATTAAAAACGAATCCAATGAAACTAATTACTAGAAAAATATCGCTCGAAAACTTTATTTCAAGAACCCCGGGAGTTATTCAGGGGTTAAGGGATGTTTATCGTGTTCCATCATTAAGTGGTGTTTATTACACACAAAGTGAGGTAATAAACGCCGCATTGTTAAACGCTAAATCCCCAAGAAGTATTATAAAGAATAGGGAATTTACAAGTTTTTTTGATGAGAAATATGCAGAAAATGCATCTAACTATGGAATGGTCGTGAGTGATATTGATATATCTGATTTTAGTGGAATAACTGATTATACTGACGTTTATATCAATATACCCACAGAAGAAGAATCATTTCATAGGGTGGTGATGGGTGAAGATTTTTATTTAATAGAAGAACCATCGTTATCTGTAATTAATAATTTAAAGGAATTATTTGAAGAAAAGTCTGACATATATCCCGGCATAACAACCGTGGATTACTATTTTTGCTATGGTAGGGACATTTATTATATTGAAAATGTTATTAATGAGACATTTGCAAATAAAAACGACATAATAAATAAAGCTAAAAAGAAAAAATACATAACATACCCCACACTAAAAAAGTGGCTTAAATTTTTCAAGGAGTATGATGCTTTATTAAACAACTCAGGTAATTCTGTGCCATATAAAAACGCCGAAGAATATTCGAAATATGAAGAAAATGCCACAATAACCTACGACGAGGCGGTAAAAATGGATAAACTCTTTTTATCAAGGGGTGGATGGGATTTTTATAATTTTATTGTTAATAGGCTTTTCCTTAAATTAAAAATACCGGTAGAACTTACTAATGAGTGGAAAAGAGACCATTTAGATTTTCCCGATGCTAAAAAATGGTTTGGGTGGTTTAATGATATGCATGAAAAATATTCGGCAATCACCGAACCACATGAATGTGTTGATGCTGACAATTGCTGTGATTGCAGGGATTACTATAGATTAGGTGGAAATGATATGTATGAGATTCTTAAAGATTTCATTCTTAATGCAGAAGACCCCATGGTTTCTACCAAATCAGCATCGGTTGTTTTGCCCGTGTTACTCGAAAAAAATATTGACGACCTTGGAATGGTTACATCGTTGGCGCCTGAGTGGGAAGGTGGCGTTGATTATGGCACTGATATGCCTTATGGCACAGTTGTGTCTTTACCTGAAAATGGCAAAACCTACCTTATTAAAGGTGGAGTAGGGCATACGGGCTATATATACGATGAATATAAAGAATTTGCTTTTAATGAAGATGACTTCGAAGACTATACGAAATATTATAAAATAAATAACGCTGACAACTTTACCCAATCGGTTACGTCTTATTCATTTAATGTTTTAGATAAAGTGATTTATAATCCAACCGACGATAAAATGTCAGTTCCATATCCATTAACACGCCCCATTAACGGTTTTGTTGTTATTAATGATAAAATTTATGAAATACAGCGTAGAAGATACGTGATATTTGATAATGGGCGTGAAAATTACCTTATTAATGGTAAAAAATTTCTCGCAAATAAAACAAACGATGGCAGATATTATGTTGTTGTTAATGGACAAACGTATTATGCGCTTGAAAGAAACGGCGTATTCTACTTTAATTTCACCAAGCAAAAGAACTGCATACCAAAAAACGATTATAAAACAAGACTTGAAAATGAAATATTCTGTGTAGAATATAATGACGAGGTGTTGGTGGTGGAAAATGGCATGGTTACTATTTTCGATGGATATACTAATAAAAGGTATTCGAAATTAAATGGCTATTTCAACATCGGTGATAAAGTTTATTATGTGGGTGGTAAATCGTTAAATGAAAAGGTTTATCATGATTATGAATTTATTTACAATGAGGACGATGGAGTATATGACTGTACTTTTAAAGAGGTGACAGATGATTGGGTGAATAATCTTTATTACCCAAAAATATCGTCAAATTCAGTTAATATACTGTTTCCATATGCCGTTTTTCGTTGCGATACAATAACAGGGCACACAAATTCTAAACTTTATACATTGAGGTCACCAAAACTCTTAACTGATGACTTGGGTAATGTTATGCCCGGATATTATGAATATCACGCAGACGTTGAGGGTGAAGAAGAGTGGGTTGAAGGCGGTATGGATGAAGATACAAGAGCCAATAGTAAGTTTTTTACGCCTTATAATGGCGCAAGACTTGATTTATATTTTAAGGTGGGAAACGTATCAACCTTATCAAAAAATGAGTGTTTAACGCAAGAAAATAACCCGAAAAAACAATATTTCGATGGTGGAATAATCGAAAAAATGAAATTCTATTATAAAGATAACTTAACGGGTGAAATTTTTAAAAATACTTTAGTGGAAATTTCTAATGATGGCTTTACATCTTTAGATAATGAGAAATATTTTGTAAACACTTATGGCACTTATTTTTATGATGAAAAAACCGGCACATACAAAGATGCCCACGAATATGCGTTTTATATCAAAAAAGATAATGTGCTGTCAGCCATACATTTATGTAAGAAACTTGGTGAATATTTTGCAAATTATGAATATTGGAACAATGACGAAGATAATAATGATTATGGCGATTATAGTTTGTCTGAAAATATTTTCTGTGAAATAGAGTATCACATAAATGCAGTTGTCCATCTAAAGGTAAAATTTGTGGAAGACATGACAGTTTACGATGGGTATGAACTTGAAAAAGAAAATTCTTTGGGTTGGTATAAATACCATCCGGGTATAACATACACCGATGTCTATACATTAACCGATGATGTATGTTTATATGAAATGTATAATGGAGAAAAATATTCATTAAAATATTATAAACTTACACCAACCACAAGAAATGTTATCTTAGATAATGGTGATAATGAAACAGTAACGGATACCGTTTTCTCTATGCCCGTTCTTTTATATGATAAAGATATGATACCAACAAACAATGTTTTCTTAGGGGATAGATGTTTTGATGAGGATAACGGTACATACGTTGCACCCGTTTTCAGACAAGAATATAATATCGGGGTTGCAACACCCCAAAACGTGAGTGGCGATATTTATATAGACAGAGGGATACAAAAGGCTTTAGATAAGCACATCAGACTCCAAGAAATCAATACAATGGAGTCACTTGAAAATTACGGCAATGGCAGCATGTTTGAATAAATGCACCATTAGCACCACAAAAAGAAATTTAAAATGAGTTCAGGTGTTTACGGAACAAATATTCCTGCAATGATAGACAATTCCATGGTGGATATTTATTATGCCTATCATGAGACAAGAAACAGTGACAGCACGGAAAATGCTATTTTTACTAAGTTAGATTCAAACATTTTAACGAATGTTTTATACGATGGCGGTGATGCCACGGATAACGTACTTGAGGGGTTGTATAATCTTAAACTGCCACTACAATATTTCAGTAAAAAAGGGTTTTATACTGTTTATATAAAACCCAAGGAAATACCTGTCGTTATTTCTGATGTTAGTACCCTTTCTGCTTACCCTAACGTTAGGGGTATTGTTCTTGATGCGTCGTCAATTGAAGATGCAACATTCAGAAATAAAGTACTCACTAATAACGCTTTAGTTGGCTATAGAATAATATACCTTGATTCTAATGGCAACCGTGAAAATTTCTTTAGGCTTGTTACAAGTAATAATAAGTGTGAGCCTATAGTGCAAGCATCATCTGCATCGTATGAAAAATCGTATACATACAGATATAATGAGAGTGCAACACTTACTTTTTTAACGTTAACGCCATCGAGCGCACCAAGTTTTAAATCAAATGCACTGCCGTTTATTGGTAACGTTGCACAAAGAATACTTTTAGTAAATACTGAGTTTGAACCCGTGATGCTTGATATTGAAATGACAGACCACGATGCAGATACGATTTCTAACATGCTTGAAGGCAGTCAGTTACGTGATTTGGACAATGGTTTGGTGACAACATTTAATGAAAACAATGAAATATATCATCAATCTGAACACTTTACGTTAAAGAACACAGAAACGGGTGACCCAGTTTATGAGGTCAAGGAAAAGAGGGTTAACAACATTGACTATAGTCAGACGCTTGAAGATAAGGTTTAATCTATAAAACAATATTAATATGCCATCATACATTAAGTCACACAGTAATTATGTATTAAGAAAAAAACACCAAACTGCTAATAAAGGTACGATTTTCGAAAGAGACATAACCACTATTGGCGGTAGGGATAACTTTGCACCGGGACAAGTTCCTGTTTATAAGAGTGGAAATTTTGTCATAACAATAAACAATGACAATAACCATGTTAAAAATCACGAAACTGTTGGGTGGGAGAAAAACCCCGAAGGTAACATATGGACATTAGATAATCTTAAAGAATATAAAAAAGACGAAATTGCTTCAGATGACTTAACCATTAATATTAAAAAGGATTATTACGATTTAGCCGACTTTGCGTATTATGGTTCATGTGCGGAAATGATAAGAGCATCAATTAATGATATATTATTAAAATTTCCGGGAGAATTATACGCACCCTATAATAATGATTATGTGTTTTTTCACGACCGTGTAGAAACAAATTATCTTACTAAGACAGATGAAGACGGTAATTTAATTCTTGATGAATCAGGTAACACTATTGTTACAGGAACAGTTGAAGAAACCACAACAGACGTTTTTTATGGTGAGGAATCTGCTAAGTCTGCGGGTTATGAAAGAAGTGGCTATGATGGATGGAGAAAGGGTGATGTCATTGGCGGCACAGAATTAAATTATGATATTGTATATGCACCCGAAATTAACAAGGTCGCAACATTAGATTTTGGGTGGATACCGGTAAAGGATAATGACGGTAATTATATTTTTGATAATGATAATAATATAGTAAAAGCCAACATCGAAAATAATAAGAAACTTTCGATGCTTGATAATCCTTTCGGTATAGATATTCATTCAGGTAAACTCCCGAAAGACTATACTGATGAAAAGGTTTTGAAGTTTTTTGCAAATGGGGGATACGCAAACTATGAAGCAATAGACATAAGTGGCGTAACATATAATATTACATATACTCCGTTGCCTGATGCAAAAGATTTTATTAAAATAGAAAGAGACGCTGACACTAACTTAGTTACGATAAGAAATATCACCACAAATCAAACGGGGCATGTTGTGCAATACACACCCATTGAGGTGATTTATGAGATTTCGGGAACGGTTGTTGAAGGTGAAGACGTTGTTTATTATTCTAAAAGTGACAAGGTTGTTATTCAGCCAAACGGCATTTTTACTGTTTTATTGGATTATTTATCATTTGATTTACAGATAATATCTGCCGATTATGTCCCTTGTGTTGGAAGCAAACTCGGTGAGGTTGCGATAAGCATTTATTCTAAAGACTGTGATTTAACTTTAGAGGTTTCACGAAGTTTAACTGATACTAAGAAAAGAGATGACAATAGTCTTACGTTTGATTATGCGGGCTTTTCTCAAGATGATAGCGTGGGGGTGGTATCACAAATTAAAGATACACCAAAAGATAATGTTATAGTAAACGTATATGTTGGTAACGATTATAAACGCGTATATCTCATAAACGACACTGACTTTGGTATGTCGTATTTCTTCGATGTAGAGCAGTCTTTATATGATATTAGCGGCACTAAAGGTAGTATTAGGCAAGTTATATCAAAAAAAGATGATTCGTTTATGCCCTATAGTGCGAAGGCAGCATATAAGTATAGATTTAGACCGAAAAAGGAGTTTTTTGACAAATTTATCACTGAACTTGATATTTTCGAACAAATATTAATGAATACAAAGTCTTCGCCACTTTATACGGCAACTTTGAGAGTTGTGGATGAAAATGAATTTGGTTATTTTGATACCTTACAAGATTTTACATTCCCAACAACTTATGGTGGCTATAATTTAGGTTCTAGTGGTTTTGAGTTTGAAACATACGTATCAAGGTTATCCAATATAGCCACGTTCTATGATGAGAGATTTTCCGATAATTTATATCGTTCTTTAACTCACGAATCCATTAAGAATTTCGATTGGACTTATGAACGAAGAATGGTTGAAGATGAGGATGCGATAAACGAGGGCACATCAAAAATACAGAAATTGATACGTTTGTTTGGTAGAGAGTTTGATGAAATAAAAGCATACACAGATGCCATTTCTTTTACCAACACAATATCTTACAATGACGTAAATAATCTTTCTGACTATTTCTTTACTGACAAGTTAGAAAACGATGGGTGGGATTTGAAACAAATTATTCCATTTACTCTGTATGAATATGCAGGGGAAGATGCCTTTACGCCCATTAATGATGCAACCGAAACAGATGAAAAAACAAATACATATTCGGGAAAGACTTTGCATAGAATTTTTTCGCAAAAAGACGAAGACTTAATTATTCCTTACTCAAAGGCGTTCGATTCATGGGAAAATGGTTATTTCTATGGATGGGGTGATGTACAAAGGGTTGATAGTGGAACATGCGCAATTAGTGCTGACCCATCATCTATGGAATTTGAAGGATTTGGGAAAACTGTTGATACGACTGATGTGTCATCTACTGCCGAGTACATAACAGAATACGGTTTTGGCAAATTTGACACACGAGATGGTGAAAAAATTGTTGGAAATTATTTCCTTGATGGGTGCAATATACTTAGAAATAGAATTAATGTTTATTCTTCTGAGTCCACATGGACTATGGCTGAAATAAACAATGAATTCATGAAGCGTCTTGCAATAAACTCAAGATATATACTGAGGCATAAAGGCACAATTGATTCTGTCGAAATGATGCTTAGTTTCTTTGGCATGAAGAGTAGGCGTTGGTACGATGCTTTGCCTGATTATGTTAAAGCCAAATACGGATATGATGACGATGAGAATAAACCGTATGATTATGAAATTAAAGAATATACGTCATTTACAAAACGAATAAGAGACCCATGGAGTCCTTTATATAATGACTATACTTATGATTTTTACAATTCAGCCAAAAGCATAGCGTATGATACTGAGAATTTTAAAAACGGTATATATGACCCGTATCGTGGCTTAACTGTGGCGTATCGTGAATCAACCATTGCATATGAGGCTGAATCATATGATGGCAGTATTGTTAGTGCTGAAGATAAAGATAAAGCCTTAGTCAATGCTGAAACAGGTGAATTAATAAAAACCAGATACATATATCCGGCATTCCAAAATGGCGAAATATATGATGGCAATGTTTACTATCAAATGAAAGGTGGTTGGTTAAACAAAAAACCATATACATTTGATAGGGATGAAAATATTGTCTTAAAAGAAGATAAGAGTCTTAATAAAGAAACGTTAAGGAATATTAGGGTTGTAGATAATATATCTGATTTATTTAAAATTCCAACACAGTCATTAAATAATGGTGACATATTCCATGTTGATGACTTGAGTAAAACGTATGCTGTTGTTGACGGTGTTGCTTACGAACTGCAAACCGACAGTGATGGTGTAAACACGTTCTACTATATTGAGGTTGTAGTTAAAAATAGTTATGTTGTTGTTGGGCACGCTTATTTTTATGATTATATAATTGTAAGTACACCTTATTCCGATACAAGTGCTTTGAGATATGACGTTAACAGTGGTGAATTTAATGATATGCCCATAAGAATATACCTTATGGAAACCGAAACAGGTGAATATACGATTGATGCTTATTCAGATAGCACGACAATTACAACATTTACATTGTTTAAAGGCGAAGAGTACATTAAGGAAGGTAAAAAGACAAACTATTTCCGTATTAATAACCGCGATTACGCTAATGAATTAAGCACTTCCGGGTGGGAACAAATGTCAGTTACTGATAACGATTATCGTAGGCTAAATACCATTATTAATTACTATAACGGTAATAACCCACACACGGGAAATATGCAATATGACAATGGTCATGAATATTTTACATATTTCAGATATTTGTTTAAATATGCATATGAAAATGACTTGTTCGATATGTCACAATTAAACATCGACATAGATGAAGAAGAAGCA